TCACGATCAGCAATCGACTCACGAGATGCTAGTGTAGTACCTGCTAGTCCTCGTCGGCCTACGCCGCCATACAATTCTTCTTCCGCTAAGTCAAGTCTTTCTTGGTCTAAAGCACGATCTAATACACGCTGCTCTCTATCAAGTCCTGCTTCTCTAGAAGCTAATGTGGTGCCGGATAACCCTCTGCGTCCTACACCTCCGTATAGCTCTTCTTCTGCCAAACCAAGTCTATCACGATCCGCTTGTTCTGATACTAATGCAGACCTCTCTATTTCATCCATCCTGCGACCTTCTAATCCGCGCGCTGCTTTACCTTCTCTAACAGCAGCTGTATCTTCTCGCATACCTCCAGGATAAAGCTCTGAATACCCTCGTAGTTCATCCCTAGCTAAATCAGTACGCCTAGTATCCTGCTCTAGTTGGCCTCGACCCAATTCACCGCGAAGTGCTAGGTCTTCAGCAGCTTGCCTAGATGCTGCTGTAACTGTGCCTCCCATAGCTCGTTCATAATCACTAAGTTGACGCCCATACAACTCAGCTTCTTGCAGCCTAGACATATCAGCACCAGCGCGCTCAGCTTCTGTAAGTCTACGTTCTTCAAGACCCCTAGCGGCTGCTGTATCTCTAGCTGCTAACGTAGCTCCTCGCTGTTGATTAATGTCACCTGTGCCATACAACGCTTCTCTGTCTAAAGCGCGCTGACTACGTGCTAAACCTTCACGCGATGTAATATCAGCACCTGCTAATTCTCCACGTTGAGCTAATTCTTCTCTTGATAACTCTCGCGCTAGGCTAGACTCGCCTCTAGTCAATCCTCTGTCTAAAGCAGCCTGCCCTGCAGCAAATGTCCTACCTTCACGTGCTTCTTGAGCAGCTAAAGTCTGTCGACCTCTTATAGAATTTCCACCTGTAATAGCAGCAACTTCATCCTGAGAAGGCTCACGACCTAAACGCTGTTGTAATGCCTGACGAACAGCAGCATTACGGCCTGCTCCCATTTCTAGCGCGGGATCAAGCTCTAAGTTATCAAGCGTTATTTCTTCTGATCCGCCATATAACTCTTGTTCTGCAAGAGCCATACGCTGACGTTCCTGAGCAACTTGATCCCTACGAGTTTGCTCTGCAACACCAACTCTACGTCCTTCAAAACCTTCACGAACTAGAGCCGAGCGTTCTATCTCTTCCTGTTGAGCTTGAGCAATCTCACGTTGAGATAGGCCAGCTGTTTCCATTTCAGCAAGTCTACGATTCTCAGCAGCTATATCAGCAGCTTGACCGCTAGATGCTAAGGTTTTAGCTCCCATAGCACGTTCGTAATCTGTAGTAACTCCACCATATAATTCTTCTCTAGCTAAACTTCTCTGAAGTGCTGCTTGTGAAGTTTCTTGCCCAAACTGAGCTTGTTGGAGATCTGCTCTAGCACTACGTTCTAACGCACTTTCAGATGCGGTTAGTCGTCGTTGCGCTCCAGCTTCACGTGCTGCTAAAGTCTGTACTCTACGTCCATCAATTTCTTCAAAGCCTCGTAACTCAGCACGCGCTAAATCTCTGTTTAAATCTGCTTCACGTTCACGAGCTGTACGCTCTAACGCTGCTTCAGCAAACTGATCTTGTTGTAGTTCACTTGTGCCTGTAATACGTGCAGCTTGTAGATCCGCAGCTGCTTGACGGTCCAAACCAGCTTGGCCACGTGTAAGATTACGTTCTGCCAAACCCTCAGTCCTGCGTAAACCACGCTCCGCAGAAGCCTGAGTAGCTTCCTGTTGTAGGGCATCACGTGCTAAGGTATCTTCACCACCTATCGAACCAAGAGCTTGTTGTGCAGCTAAGGTTCGTTCTTGATCTATTTCACCTAACAACTCACCTCGGCGAAGTGCAAGCTCCTGACCTTGCAACGTAGTCGTAGCTTCTGGACTTCCATACAACTGTTGAGCCGCTAGAGTTCTATCATCACCAAGTTGCCCTATAAGTCCTGCACGTTGAAACGCTTCTTGTTGTAAACGCTGGCTACGAGCTTCAGTTTGCCTTGTTGTATCATCGCCTCCAAGATCAGTACCAAATGTCTGCGCTAATCCCGTGCGATATGCTAAATCTTGACGTTGCTGATCTAAAGTCCTTTGCCCATCGTAGATGCCAGTTAACGCCCCACGTTGCATACCTTCTTGAGCTAGTGCAGCCCTCTCAGATTCACGCTGTTGGTCACGTCTTAGAGCATCCTGAGACAAAAACTCCCTAGTACCTAAATCCCTAGAGAACTGCCCCATACGTTCAGCTTCAGTCTGCTGCCTACCTGCTAATCCAAACTGTTGATCCGTGCCGTATAAGCCAAGCCCTTGTTGTATAGCTTGCCCTACACCAGCTTCACGTTGAGCTTCAAACTGAGCATCTAAGGCTTGCTGACCTCTAAGTACACCAGACTCAAATTCCCCAAATTGCGAAGCCGTAGCTCCACCCCCACGTAATACACCGAGCCTATTCAAACGCTCAGATAGATCCTTACGAGATTTCTCTGCTTGATCCTGGTAACTTCCCATAGCAGCTTGGCGGCGTTTCTCATACGGATCTGCCGTTAGTCTGCTAGATATAGCACTCTGTAACTGTCCTCCAAAACTTCCTGTAGCCATTAGTGTACTCCTAGCTTACGTACAGTTTCTGGTCCGATGGGTTTATACATTAACATCGAGCGGCGTACTGTAATAGGTTGATCTAGTGTGCTATTTTCATATCTTATCTGACTCACAGGACTATACCCATGTAAATCAGTATCATTTACAAATGCTGTAGTTGCCGATCTAATACTCGAAGATCCTATAGTAAATTCTGTTACCAAGGCATCCGTAGGATCTCCAACCTGAAACGTATCACCTTTTGTAACAATTCCTGGACCTGTTTGATACACCGATGTATCATATGCTACGTCAGCAGCGTTAAACTCATGTCTGGCATATAACCATCTAACTCTTGTAGCCACGGACACAGGAGGCGTAGCAGCAGTAGTAGCTTTAACTGTAAAGGCCGACGAAGAGTCATTAGTTCCTGTGTTATGTTTAAACAACAACCCATCAGCGTTCCCTCCTAAATGTGGTAAGTCTTCAAAATACGCACCACAAATACGAGTGTTTCCTGTGTACACACCTACCCATTGACGTAGTTTGTAATTCCATACTATAGCGACATTCATATACTGTTGATTAGTACCATATGGCACCCAGAACCATACTTGATCGTCTGAAGTCACTAGATGCGCAAAACTATAATTCAATCTGTCTTTATTGATATTTTCCCAAAACTCTGATCCATCAAAATTACCCGATACTTTTTGAGGCGGTTCAGATCCTCCCCATTCGTATATGCCATCACGCCGCATGAATAACTGATTGCCAAATTCATCAGTGACTAAGCTACGCCTAGATATTGTCCCTCGGTCAGCGCGTCTTTGTATACTATATGGTATGTCAGCATTACCCGTGGGAAACAAACCCCAGATGCCATCCTCATTATGGAGACCTAGGAAGCTCTTAATGGGTGCCACACCTGTGATTTGACCATCTGTGATATAATAATCATTAGCCCCAAATGATGTTATATCTGTGGTTGAAGAGTAATGAGCTAACCGCTCACCTTGGTTGGTGCTGACATACCAAAGTCTATTATCCCAAAATATAGCCGAATCCGCAGAAGTAACACCGCTAGATCCCATACCAGCGGCTGCTATATTACCCCCAGCAGCAGTCCACTTAATAGGTGCATCATTGCCTATACCATTGACTCCTATTAATGTCCCACCTGCATTAGTAGTAATCCAATACTTATCTATGTGTGCTGTAATAGTAATCGAGGCTGTACGATCTGTCCAGGTGCCATCTACATCCTCATAGAGCTTAGTTCCTGCAATAACAAATACTGCACTCGAGGACGCGCTAAATCTTTGTTTGCCCGTAGCCACTACAGACGGGGAACCAGACAAAGCACTAGATATGTACTTCGCTGTTCCCCGCCGAGTATTCAATGATCCAGCGTTATCTAGGTACATATTTTCAATCCTAGACAACACATTAGGTTCCAGATCAATGGCAGGGACAGAATAATTCACTGTCTGCCACGGGCCAAATTGAATACCGTCCGCTTGTATCGCCATTATGAAGCTACCTGTAATGATCCTTCACGAACTACGAAGTTAAACTGGCCAGACATAGAGTCTCTACGTCCCATACGGAATTTACGGTCTGAACTAGA